TATAAATCTGTCACAGATCTTTTATATGGGATTATAATTTATAAATTAGCTGTGTTTTAACTATATCAAGCTAGTCACTAACTGATATCTATTTTGCATTTAATATGGAGGTATTCGCAAATGAAATACGAATTTCTGGATTCTTTGAATCTAGATTCTGGCGCACGTAGAAGAGTTTCCCAATTTCTTTCATCTATTGAGTCTGGGAATGACGTACCGTTAAGGTCTCCTTTTGCGTCATTTATGTCTTCCGAGTCGATTTTATCCGCTTGGGATGGCATTTATAATTCCAACTCTTTTAAACTGAATGCAGAATTGAAAGCTATAGAATTCTCGAATCGTCGTAAATACGGCCCTAGGAGCCTAGCAATTCCTTGGGACGATAGATTCGAAGGGGTCTTAGAATATTTCTCTCCTCAAGAGGAAACATCTGTACCTGCCTACCAAGTTTCCCAGCCCCGGAGACTACGACCTTTAGGTATTTTAAAAGCCGCTGACTATTTGAAAAGTAATACAAATTCTGGCTTGCCATTTGTAGCTAGAAAGAAAGAGGTTAAGTTTAAGGTTATAACTAACTTCTCTCGCTTATTGGAACGAAACGACCCATGTGTATTGTTTACCAGAACTCAAGAAAGTAATAAAACTCGCAACGTTTGGGGATACCCTATAGCTGATACTCTTAACGAAATGCGTTACTATCGACCTTTTTTGGAACACCAGCGTAGACTTAATTGGAGAGCAGCACTGCTCGGCCCTGCAGCAGTAGATATCGCAGTTACTGATTTAATTAAATCAGCTATGCGTCGTAAATTAAATTTAGTATCATTGGATTTCTCTTCCTATGATGCGTCTGTGAAATTCAAATTACAAGAATGTTCTTTCCGTTACATTAAATCTCACTTTCAGGAAGTTTACTCTCATGAAATTGATGATATATTTTATAGGTTTAATACAATCCCACTTATTACACCTAGTGGTATTCTTAGCGGACCACACGGAGTTCCTTCCGGTAGTACTTTTACAAATGAAGTTGACTCAATCACTCAATACTTGTGTGCTAAAGACTTTGGAATATCTGACCTGGACATGAACATACAGGGAGACGATGGCGTTTATTGTACTCAGGATGCTGAATCTTTATTTAACCATTTTGAAAGATATGGGCTAAAGATTTCCAAGGAGAAGAGTCTAGTCTCTAGTAATAGTGTAGTTTTCCTTCAGAACTACCATTCTCCCGACTATACTAATGACGAAGGATTATTTGCGGGAATTTATTCTACTTATAGAGCTTTAGGTAGGATAATTTTCCCTGAAAGGTATGACCAATTTAGTGACTATGAGATAGAAGGTGCTGACTTTTATTCGATTAGAACAATTTCTATTTTAGAAAATTGTAGT